CAACACGACTACCAGACATTCGAGGATGCGCAGCAAGCTAGAAATTTCATCACCAATAAATTGGTTCAGTTAGCTGATTGCGGAGATTACAAAATTGAAATCAAAGCTCTTGAACTGCTGGGTAAGCACTCGGACGTTGGTTTGTTTACCAACCGTAGCGAAATCACCATCAATCATAAGTCGTCGGAGTCGCTTGAGAACTCGATCAAAGAAAGAGTCAAAAGGCTACTTAATAGCAATGAGGATATCAGCGACATCACTCCGCTAGACGATCTGGATACGCACCTAGGTGCAGTCTCTGAAACGGCAATAAGTACATCTGATTTAGAGAACGATTCCATCGATGAGTGAAGTCCAAGACGTCTCTCTTAAAGACATAACCAAGATTCTGCCAAGGCTGTCAGAGTCGGAGATGCGGGTATTGGAGAAACAGCTCATCCATTTGGAGATGCTCAAAGAACAAGAACTTGCCAGAGCCAAGTTTTTAAAGTTCACACAGAAGGTGTGGCCAACATTTATATCAGGGAGACACCATGCTAGGATGGCTGAAGCGTTTGAGCGTGTGGCTCGCGGCGAGTGTAAGCGTCTTATTATTAATATGCCTCCTCGTCATACTAAGTCCGAGTTTGCTAGTTATTTATTACCTGCATGGTTTCTTGGAAAATATCCACACAAAAAAGTCATCCAGACTTCACACACTGCGGAATTGGCGGTAGGCTTTGGGCGTAAAGTCCGTAACCTTGTGGATAGCGAAGTATACAAAGAGATCTTTCCAGATCTGAACTTACAAGCAGACTCCAAGGCGGCTGGTCGCTGGAACACATCAAAAGGCGGAGATTATTTTGCGATTGGTGTGGGCGGTGCTGTGACGGGTAAGGGTGCTGACATACTTATTATTGATGACCCACACTCAGAACAAGAAGCTGCGATGGCGGCGACGAACCCAGAAGTCTATGACAAGGTTTATGAGTGGTATACGTCTGGCCCAAGGCAGCGTTTGCAACCGGGTGGATCAATTGTGATCGTGATGACACGTTGGTCAATGAGAGATTTGACTGGGCAAGTGATCAAAGCAAGTGCTTCTAGGGGTGGTGAAGAGTGGGAAGTCATTGAATTTCCGGCGATTTTGCCCTCGGGAAACCCCCTATGGCCAGAGTTTTGGTCATTAAATGAGCTAAATGCGCTCAGAGAAGAGTTGCCAAATGCAAAATGGCAAGCCCAATACCAGCAAAATCCTGTTGGAAACGAGTCTGCGATCATCAAAAGAGACTGGTGGAAGATATGGACAGAGCAAGAACCGCCTGAATGTGACTATATTTTGCAGACTTGGGACACGGCATATGAGAAAACTCAGCGTGCTGACTACTCTGCGGGCACACTTTGGGGCGTTTTTTACAACAATAAAGACCATAATTTGCCCAATTTGATCCTTTTAAACACTTATAGAAGGCGTGTTGAGTGGATAGATTTGAAGCACGATGTGTTCAAAGAATACCAAGAATGGCAGCCAGATGGGGTGTTAATTGAGAAAAAAGCGACTGGAGCACCTTTAATATATGAGCTAAGAGCCATGGGAATACCGGTTCAAGACTACACGCCTAGTCGTGGACAAGACAAGATTGCGCGATTAAACTCGGTAGCTGACATCATTGCGTCTGGTAAAGTTTGGGTACCCGAGACCCGTTGGGCCGAAGAGTTAGTAGATGAGATCGCTGCATTCCCATCAGGAGAACATGATGACTTGGTGGACGCGACAACACTTGCACTCATGCGTTTTAGGCAAGGTGGTTTCTTGAGACTGCCGAGTGACGAGCCGGAAGAAAGAGTCTACTTTAAATCAGGCCGACGTTCATCATATTATTAAGGATCAATCATGGAAAAGAGTTTATACGCCGCGCCTCAAGGGATCATGCAGGGTCTTGACCCAGACGTTGGAGAGATCGAAATTGAAATTGCGGGTGAGGAAGCGGAGCCAGAAGGCGAAGAGGACTTAGGCCCTACAGAATTTGACGACAACTTAGCCGAGTACTTAGACGACGGTGAGCTTGGGAAAATTTCCAGTGGCCTCATGGAGCTTGTGGAGGCAGATATCAACTCAAGAAAAGATTGGGTTGAGATGCTCGTCAAGGGCTTAGAAGTATTGGGGATGAAGTATGAGGAAAGAACCGAACCATGGAACGGTGCTTGTGGCGTTTACTCCCCACTCCTCACAGAAGCTGCTGTACGTTTTCAAAGTGAAACGATCATTGAGACTTTTCCTGCTGCTGGCCCTGTTAAGACTGAGATCATTGGTGCGATAGATAAGCTCAAGGAAGAAGCCGCTGAGCGAGTTGGCGCTGATATGAACTATGAGTTGACCGAGGGCATGCCTGAGTACAGACCAGAGCATGAGAGGATGTTGTTCAACTTGGGTTTGACGGGATCAGCGTTCAAGAAAGTTTACTACGACCCCAACATTGGTAGACAGACTTCGATCTATATCCCCGCAGAAGATGTGATCATTCCTTATGGATCCAGTGGTGCGCGCATGGCTGAGCGTGTGACTCACATCATGAGGAAGACCAAGAACGACATTAGAAAGTTGCAGGTTTCAGGGTTCTATCGTGACATTGAGTTAGGTGAACCCACACAGATTCACACCGATGTTGAGAAGAAAAAAGCTGAAGAGCAAGGCTACTCATTGACAGACGATGAGCGCTATCAGATCTGTGAGATTCAAGTTGACTATGACTTGCCGATGTTTGAAGATGAGGATGGCATCGCCAGACCTTATATCATCTCGATTGAAAAAGGCACGCGCAAGGTTCTATCGATCTACCGCAATTGGAAAGAGAAAGACCCACTCAAACTCAAGAGAGACCACTTAGTCCAGTACGACTATGTGCCAGGTTTCGGCGCTTATGGTTTAGGATACATCCATTTGATTGGTGGCTATGCACGTGCAGGTACATCGATCATCAGACAGCTCGTTGATGCAGGTACGCTCTCTAACTTGCCCGGAGGTTTGAAGACCCGTGGGCTGCGTACCAAGGGAGACGATACACCGATCGCCCCCGGAGAGTTTAGAGATGTGGACATTGCGTCAGGCGCACTGCGTGACAATATCATGCCCTTACCATACAAAGAACCCAGTCAGGTTCTGGCAGGTCTACTTAAAGAGATCACAGACGAAGGTAGAAGACTTGGTTCAATCGCAGATATGAACGTGTCTGACATGGGTGCCAACGCACCTGTGGGTACTACGCTAGCTCTATTGGAGAGACAGCTCAAGACCATGTCTGCAGTGCAAGCCCGTGTGCACTATTCGATGAGACAAGAGTTCAAGCTCTTGAAAGAAATCATCAGAGAGCATGCGCCAAAATTCTATGCATACGACCCAGACAAAGCAGATCGTAAAGCCAAACAGTCTGACTACGACTTGGTAGAGGTGATCCCAGTATCGGATCCCAACTCAAGCACAATGGCTCAGCGAATCATGCAGTACCAAGCTGTGATTCAGTTGTCGCAAAGCGCTCCACAAATCTATGATCTACCGATGTTGCACCGTCAGATGATTGAGGTGTTGGGTGTGAAAAACGCCGACAAGTTGGTGCCGACAGAAGATGACGAGATGCCCAAAGATCCGATCAGTGAGAACATGGGCTTCCTCAAAGGAAAGCCTACAAAAGCCTTCATTTTCCAAGATCACGACGCACACATTGCGGTGCACTCTACGTTCATGCAGGATCCCATGATTGCTCAGCAGATTGGGCAGAACCCCATGGCGCAACAGATGCAAGCAGCGATCCAAGCGCACATCGCAGACCACTTGGCGTTCCAGTATAGGGGCCAGATTGAGAAGCAGTTGGGTGTGCAGATGCCAGCACCAGATGCCAAGTTGCCACCCGATCAAGAGGTTCAGTTGTCTAGGCTTGTGGCCCAAGCCGCAGTGCAGCTCACACAGCAGCACCAAGCGATGGCAGCACAACAGCAAGCTCAGCAACAAGCTCAAGACCCCTTGGTTCAAATGCAGCAGCAAGAGTTGCAGATCAAGGCAGCGCAAGCTCAGACACAAGCTCATAAAGTTCAGGGCGAGTTGGCACTCAAGCAAGCCGAGTTACAGTTGAAACAACAGCAAGCTGGGGTACAAGCAGCACAAGCGCAACCAGCGCAAAACGCAGTTCAAACACCCGAGCAGCTTAACCAGCAGCATATCATGGACGTAGCGCAAGCGACCCAGCAGATGCACCACACTGAGCACCAGCACAGACAAAGCTTAGTGCATGCGGAGAAAGAACATCAAGCCAAACTCAAGCAAGAGCAAGAAAAGCATATCTTAGATATGGCGACAAAGGCTCAACAAGCTCGTGAGAAGATGGACATTCAACAGCAGCAAGCAGATGCTCAGATGAACCAACCACAAGAACCTGCAAATGGCTAAAAAAATATTCTTATCAATTGCTTCGTATGCAGACAAAATGCTCACAAGGACAGTTTTGGATGCCTTACTAAATGCCAAATATCCACAAGATATTGTGTTTGGTATTGTGGAGCAAACGAAAGAATCAAACCGCCTAAGAGTTCCTAGCGGTGACAACATGAGGTATTTAGGTATTAACCCTGAAGAATCTAGAGGATGTTGTTGGGCTAGGGCTCTATGCATGTCTTTGTATAGAGACGAAGATTATTTTTTCCAAATTGATTCTCACATGATCTTTGACTACGGTTGGGATGAGCGAATGATCGAAGCCGCAGAAGAATGCGCAGCTATAAATCCTAGGTTTGTTATCTCAGATTACCCACACCCATTTAAGATAGTTGACGATAAGTTTATAAAAGAACCCGTCACAAATGGGGCAGTTTGTGCTTACATAAAAGAAGATCAAAAGTTCAACGATGATAGTCCTTTTGTTAATATTACTGGGCTTCCTGTTGATACCGACACTCCATTAAAAGGCTTTCACATAGCCGCTGGCTGCGTGTTTGCAGATGGGAATTTTGTCAATGAAATCCCCTATGATCCTTTGTTTTATTTCCAAGGTGAAGAGCAGTCTGTATCCATTCGCGCGTATACGCATGGGTGGGATATTTTCCATATCCCTAGATTACCTATCTATCATTTGTATGACAACAACGATGGCACAAGAGCCAAGCATTGGTCTGAAGAAGAAGACAAAGTAAGAAGCGTTCGCTGGTGGGAATTAGATCGGCAATCCAAAGAAAGATTTAATAATTTGATTCATGGAAATATGCGCGGCATATATGGATTAGGCACGGATAGAACACTAGAACAATTTGTTGAATTTTCAGGTGTGGATTACAAAAATAAAGTTGTATACGACAAAGCTACAAAGGGGTGCTGGAATGGATGACAGACTGCTGGAACATTTGCTTAAAAAGCTCGAAGAGATTAAAGATTCATATACCGCACCGATGAGCGAAGGTGCTGCGAAGGATTTTGGTGAGTACCAAAATATGTGTGGGGTAATCCGAGGCCTTACCCTTGCACAAAGAGAGATAGCCGACCTCGTGCGTAAACTAAAGGATGATGAAGATGACGAGTAACTTCGATGTAAGTGCTGTAGACCTTTCTGGTATTTTGAATAAAGATCCAGAACAAAAGGCCAAACAGATTCCAGACCCCAAGGGATTCATGCTATTAACTGTAGTCCCCGAAGCAATGGAAGAGTATGCAGACAGCGAGATTGGGATTATCAAATCTAGCCAAGAAGTTTGGAAAGAAGAGATGCTCACCCCAGTGTTGTTTGTCATCAAGATGGGCCCAGAAGCCTATTCAGATACAACAAGGTTCCCTAGTGGGCCTCGTTGCAAGATTGGCGATTTCGTAATCGTCAGACCCAATTCAGGCACCCGCTTGAAGATCCATGGCAGAGAGTTCCGTCTAATCAACGACGACAACGTCGAAGCTGTGGTTGAAGATCCCCGTGGGATTACACGTGCGTCATAAGGAGTAAAACATGGCAACATACAGAGGTGAAGACTTTAAGTTCCCTGATGAAGTTGATAAAGCAACTGAACAGGAAGTCGAGATTGAAATCGAAGACGATACTCCCCCAGAGGATCGCAACCGCAAACCCATGGATGAACCTCCACAGGATTTTCAAGCGGATGAACTAGCCAAGTATGACGAAAGTGTCAGAAAAAGGATACAACACTTTACTAAGGGTTATCATGAAGAACGCCGCAAGGCAGAGGCTGCCCAGCGTGAGCGGGAAGAAGCTATTCGTGCAGCTCAAGTGATTGCCGAAGAGAATAAAAAACTCAAAGGCTCACTGAGCGAAAGCCAAACAGCTTTGATTGAAAGCGCTAAACGCGTAGTCAATACAGAGATCGAAGAGGCTAAATCCAAGTACAAAACTGCCTATGAGTCAGGGGATTCTGAAGCACTGTTGGCTGCACAAGAAGAGCTAACGGCTGCAAAGATAAAGGCTGATAAAGTTAACAATTTTAAGCCGACCCCTTTACAAGATAGTAAAAATGAAGTACAAACGGCTCAAGCGGCTCCAACTACAGTGGTTGATCCCAAAGCGGAAGCGTGGCGGGATAAGAATCCGTGGTTCGGAAACGATGATGAAATGACCAGCTTTGCGTTGGGGTACCATGCGAAACTCCTCAAGTCTGGCGTTAATCCATCGTCCGAAGAGTATTACGAGAAGTTAAATTCTCGGTTGAAACAAGTTTTCCCAGATGCGTTTGAGTCTGAGAAACCTGCTGATGCGCCACCCCCTCAGCGGCCAGCCAAATCAAACGTAGCACCTGCTACGAGAAGCACAGCGCCCAAAAAGATCGTGCTGACTCAGACTCAGGTAAATATCGCCAAGCGGCTTGGTGTTCCTTTGGAACTCTATGCCAAAAAGGTTGCGGAAGAACAAGTGAGGAGTAACTAATCATGACAGCACAAAGTAGACTATCGCGCGAACTAGATTCGAGAGCATCCACCCAACGTCCAACGATGTGGAGGGCGCCTGAGACTCTACCTATGCCTGACCCCCGGCCCGGTTGGAAACATAGATACATTCGCATTAGCACAATGGGGCAGTCTGATCCCAGTAACATTTCCTCTAAGTTCAGAGAAGGATATGAACCCTGCAAAGCGGAAGATTATCCTGAGATGATGATGCACGCCACCGAAGAAGGCCGATTCAAAGGCAATATCGAGGTAGGCGGATTGTTACTCTGCAGAATCCCAGAAGAGTTTTTGCAACAACGTGATGCGTACTACGCAAAACAAAACCAAGCTCAAATGGACTCCGTGGATAACAATTTCTTGAAAGACAGCGACCCTAGAATGCCTCTGTTCTCAGAGAAACGTTCGAAGGTTACATTTGGTTCTGGTTCTTAATCTTTAAGGAATTAACATGGCTTATCCTACAGTTTCGGCCCCTTACGGCCTGAAGCCTGTTAACTTGATCGGTGGACGTGTTTATGCGGGTTCTACTCGTATGTTCCCCATCGTGAATGGTTACGGCACAAGCTTGTTCAACGGCGACGTTGTTCAAATCGGTACCGGTGCAAACATCGGTAATCTCGTAGTCTCATCCTTGGCATACAACGCTTCTTCAGCAGTAGCTGGAACAATCGGTGTGTTCGTTGGTTGTGAGTACTCCACCACTGGCGGCCCCATTTATGGTAAGAATCGTTACCAATACTGGCAAGCTAGCACAACTGCTCCTGACGCCCTTGGCTATGTAGTTGATGATCCTCAAGCTGTTTTCAAATCAGCCGTGGTCGTTAACCCAGCCGGTACAGGTGGTAGCACTACTATTGCTTACGCTAACCAAGCGTTCGTTGGTTCCAATGCTTATTACATTGGCGCTGCCGCTGGCAATACTGGTTCTACAACCACTGGTGACTCTCTTGCTGGCGTTGCAATTTCTGCATCCGCTACTGTAAGCACACCAATTACTACCAGCGCAGCGATGCGTATCGTGGGTATTGTCCCTGATACAGCAGTGTCTTATGTGCAAGCTGGTACTTCTAGCTCTACGACAATCACATTGTCTGCAGCTAACTCTAGCATCGTCCCAGGAATGGCAGTCACTGGCCCCGGCATTACAGCAGGTTCAAACACCTATGTAACCGCTGTGTCTGGTACTAGCGTGACAATTAATACGGCTGTTGCCTCTGCGCAATCTTCCGCTGTTAACTTCACATTCACTGGATATCCCGAAGTGTTGGTGACATGGAACTTCGGTTACCATAGTTACTTCAATGCTACTGGCGTTTAATTAAGGAGCTAACAAATGGCTATTTCACGCGCACAACTATTGAAAGAGCTGCT